AACCTGCAGAAGGAACTAATCCATCTGATATATTAAAAGCACATATAAATAGATATATAAATGATCCACAAGCTAAGAAATATAATTCTTTCAAAAGTGGCAGACCATTATTAGATGATGAGTATGCATACTTTTTATACAGTGCATTCTATGATGATCTAAAAACGTATGAGTGGAAAGAATCATCAGCTAAAACATCGTTAATGATTAAAGCATTATTTCCCAGTAAGAAACCAGAAGAACAAGCTAAATTTGATCACAGTAAAAAATTTCCTGGAAAAGATTCTGACAACAAACAGTATCCACCATTAAAGACTTTACGAATACCATTGAAATATTTTGAAAGTGAAGAAGAAGTTAATGAACAACATCAGTTTGAAAGTGAAGAAGATATAGTATGATTTATAAGTACTATGGTCCACCAGGAACCGGTAAAACATTTAAACTTATAAGTAGATCAAAAGCATACGCAAGACTAGGAACCCCACTTCACAAAATAGGTTACTTCGCATTCAGTAAAAAAGCAGCAGGTGTTGCAAAAGAAAGAATGCCAGCGAGTGATAAAAACTTACCTTATTTTCAAACACTACATTCTTTTTGTTTTAATTTTTTAGATATGAAGAAAGAAGATATTATGCAGCCATATCATTATGAAAAGTTTGGTAAAGAAATAAATGTAAAAGTAAAATACGCAGACAAATATAACAAAGAAGAAATAAGTTATTTAACTTGTGACAATCCTTATTTTCAATTGATACATAAAGCAGTAAATAAATGTATTACTGTTAGAGAAGAGTATGAGTTATGGGAACACGATACAAAAGAAGTAATATGGTCAACTCTAAAATATATAAGTGATAATTTAATTAAATATAAAGATGCTAAGAATCTGTATGACTTTAATGATTTAGTGGATCTTACAATTAAATCTAAAGACAAAGAAAACTTTCCTACATTCAAAGCAGTATTTATTGATGAAGCTCAGGATCTATCACCATTACAATGGAAACTATTTGATGTGTTTAAAGAAAAATCAGAAGACATCTATTTAGCAGGTGATGATGACCAAGCTATATTCGTATGGGCTGGTGCAGATGTAGAAAGATTTATTAAAGAACCGGCTAAAGAAAGGGTCCTAAAGTACTCAAAACGTGTGTCTAGAACCGTCCAGGAGGAGTCTCAGAAGCCAATTGAGAAGATTATGGGTATAAGGAAGGAAAAACACTATTTACCACGAGATTACGAGGGAGAATCATTTACGATAGGTAACCTGAGTCAAGTAGATTTGACTAAAGGTAAGTGGTTAATTTTAAGTAGAACTATATCTAGACAAGTAAAGATAGCTGAAGAATTAAAACGTAAAGATTTATTTTATGAAACGAATAAAGGTAAAAGTTTTTCAGTGACCATGTACAAAGCTGCAATGCAATACGAGTCTTGGACCAGGCATCAGGAATTAGAAGATAGAATTATAAAAGATATAAAAGAATACACAGGTGATGTTGAATGGAATCGAAATAAAGATTGGTTTGATGCATTTGTTGAAGCAGATGAAAAAGAAAAATTATATATAAAAAACATGTTGGACAATGGAGAAAATTTAAATACTGATGCTAGAATATGGCTATCCACAATACACGCAGCAAAAGGTGGAGAAGAAGATAACGTAATTTTATGTTTAGATATGGGAAAGAAAATTCTTAAATCTATTAAACGTAGTCAAGAGAAAAATGATGAAGAACATAGAGTCTGGTATGTAGGAACCACAAGAGCAAGAAATAACCTATATAAACTAAAAGCAAAAATAAAACGAACAGGATATCAATTATGAGAATAATAACATCAGATATATTTATAACAATTACACTAACTTTTTTTATAATCAACATAATGGAGGTATTAAAATGACACACAAAGATATATTTAAGGATTCATTTCCACAAGATAAGCAAATAGGCGGGAGTCACTACAAAGACTTTCACATTCAACCCTATGAGTTTATATCAAAGAATGATCTTTCATTTTTCCAGGGCAACGTAATTAAATATGTTTGCAGATATAAAAACAAAGCAGGCATACAGGATCTTGAAAAGATAATTCATTATTGTGAATTAGAAATAAAGACAATGAAGGATATGAAAAAAAAGTGAGAGATAAAGAATTACAGTTAAATATATTTACAGGAGAAATAGATGTTATTTCTCCAACAGAGAAAGGTGTAAAGTATTGTAACACATGTAAGAAAGATTTACCTGTAGAAAAATTTGGTTATTGGTGGTCAGCTTCTTATGGTAAAGAAAAAAGAAATGGCTCATGTAAAGAGTGTATGAGAGAAAGTAATGCGTTAATAAAAAAATTAAAATTTAGTGCACCACCTAAACCAGATGAATGTTCCTGCTGTGGTATTACAGTTAATGAACTAAAAAGAAGAGGAGACAATAGAGAATATGGTGGATTTCAATTAGACCACGACCACGAAACTAAAAAATTTAGAGGATGGATTTGTCATTTATGTAATCAAGGTATAGGTAAACTTGGAGATAACCTAGAAGGTTTATGTAAGGCTGCTCTTTATTTATCTGAAAATAATGTTAATGTAATAGTAGAAATTTTAAATAAATTAAAGAAATGATTATACCACAAACAGAATGGTTAGCACCAACAGAGTATCCTGATTTAAGATCAGCTAATGAAATTGCAATCGACTTAGAGACACGTGATCCAGACTTAAAGAAACTGGGTTCAGGGGCCATTATAGGTAATGGTGAAGTTGTAGGTATAGCTGTTGCTGTTGATGGTTGGAAAGGTTACTTTCCTATCGCTCATGAGATTGGTCCAAACTTAGATCGTACAAAAGTTTTATCTTGGTTTAAAGATGTATGTGAATCACCAGCTACAAAAATATTTCATAACGCAATGTATGATGTATGTTGGATACGTAATTTGGGTATAAAAATCAATGGTTTAGTGGTAGATACCATGATTGCAGCATCATTAATTGATGAGAATAGATTTTCATATACACTCAATACAATGTCATGGACTTATCTAAACAAAGGTAAGAATGAATCAAGACTAATAGAAGCTGCGAAAGAAAGAGGACTAGATGCAAAAGCAGATATGTGGAGATTACCTGCAATGGAAGTTGGATCTTATGCTGAAGCGGATGCTGAACTTACTTTAGAACTTTGGCAAAAATTTAAAAAAATAATTATTGAAGATGATTTACAAGATGTATTTAATCTTGAGACAGATCTGTTTCCTTGTCTGGTTGATATGCGCTTCCTAGGGGTGCGGGTAGATGTCGAGAAAGCCAATCAATTGAAAACAGCACTGGCAATAAAAGAACAAAACCTAATACAACAAATAAAAATAGAAACAGGAGTAGAAGTTCAGTTAATGGCAGCAAGAAGTATTGCTCCACTTTTCGATAAATTAAATTTACCTTATTCAAGAACTGAGAAATCTGATGAGCCATCATTTACTAAAAACTTTCTTGTTACACATAAACATCCTGTAGTACGTATGATAGCAGAAGCAAGAAAAATAAACAAGGTTAGAACAACATTTATTGATTCAATAATTAAACATGAACACAAAGGTAGAATACACGCAGACATCAATCAAATACGATCGGATGATGGGGGAACTGTTACAGGAAGATTTAGTTATTCTAATCCAAATTTACAACAGATTCCAGCACGTGATCCAGATACAGGACCATTGATAAGAAGTTTATTTATACCTGAGGAAGGTTGCAAGTGGGGTACGTTTGACTACTCGCAACAGGAACCAAGATTGGTTGCACACTACTCACTAAAGTTTGAATTACCTTCTGTAAATGATATTGCAGATTCATATGAGAATGATCCTTCAACAGACTTTCACAAAATTGTAGCTGAGATGGCAGAAATACCTAGATCACAAGCTAAAACAATTAACTTAGGTTTGTTCTATGGAATGGGTAAAGCAAAACTAATGAATGAATTAGATTTAACAAAAGACAAAGCTGATGAGTTATTTAAAAAGTATCATGGTAGAGCACCATTTGTAAAACAACTGATGAATAAAGTTATGAATGCTGCATTAAACAAAGGACAAATAAAAACATTACTTGGTAGACGTTGTAGATTTCCTAAATATGAACCTATATTAAATGGTAGTGACTGGGGTAAATATATACCACCAGAAGACGAAGAACGTATGAAAGAATTACAAGAGATGGGTCCAATACTAAAAGACTTTGAAGGTAATGTTATTAAAGACAAAGATGGTAAGCCAAAGAAAAACTATTGGCATAAGAATCCAACACGTAGAGCTTTTACATACAAAGCATTAAATAAATTAATTCAAGGTAGTGCTGCTGATATGACAAAAAGAGCAATGGTAGATTTATATAAAAATGGATATTTATCACACATACAGATTCATGATGAATTAGACTTTTCTATTGAATCAGAAGATCAAGCTAAAAAAATAAAAAACATTATGGAAAATGCAGTTGACTTAGAAGTACCTAATAAAGTAGACTACGAATCCGGTCCTAATTGGGGAGAAATAAAGTAATGTACTATGGCTTATTTAAATGCTAACATACCGCCGATTTATTGTAAAATAAGAAGGGAGTATCTCTATGATCTTAAAAAAAATAAAGAACAGTCTAGTGACTGTGTTATCTTTGGTCTTAGCTCTATTTCAGGTCGTGCAATCTTATTCCATTGCATGTTACCAAATGGTGCGGTCTTTTATAGACTACCTATTTCAGCATTCTTTCAAAAAGAGTTTGAAAGAAAAGACGTGCCTGATATGCGAGTGGATCAACTCGAACTGTGGAACTGCTTTAGTTATTATCCTAGTGTCCATTGTTTTGATTGGTTGGCTGGTATAGACGGCAAGTATTTAGGCAAAAATAAAAAATTTTACGAAGGCCAGTATTTATTTACTATTGACTGGGCTCATCCAGAGACTAATATACTAAACACGGAACATTCAGAAATTCCGCAAGAGCACAAGTGTGCACACATATTAGCGTTGAAAAACGGTAATTATGCAGCGCAGCCAAACAACAGGATCATTTGGCATGTGAATAGTTATACAACAGATAATGATTGGCCGGACTATAGCGTACAAACTACGTACTGGGACTGCGAAGGATCTGATTGGGTAACAGAAGATTCTGATAAAATGTTTTATGATATTGAGGAGAAAAAATGAGTCTAAATATATGTATCGACTGTAACTTTGAAAAGAAAAAGTGTCAGTGTGTTGTACCAACTAAAAAAATAAGTTGGTGGAGAAAAATTTTAAATTGGTTTAGATAATGAATCTAGCAGATTTGTTAAAAAAAAATATAGTAATGGTTCCAGTCGTGGCTTCGGTCTTGGTTGGAACTTTTACAGGTGTCCGTTATATTGTTAATCTTACAGACACTATTAATTCAAATCAGCAAGAAATTGTAGATCTAACAAAAGATCTTGAACAAGCACAAAAAAATATTACAGACCAGAATACAAGACTATCTTCTGCTGAAGCGACATGGCAGATGGCAGAAAATTTATATAGACAACTTGCAGATCAAGTAAGAGAACACGATTACGATATCAAGGATTTAAATAGGTAATGTATGGAGGTTCTCAGGATGAATTATTACTTCACAGGCATAATAATTATTTTATTTGTTCTGTTATCTTTTATAGAACCTGCATATCCTAGAAATGAGTATCTCAATGACGGTACTAATACTTGTAGTACTGGTGACGTTAGCTTATCAATCCAACAAAGAGACTCGGAAAATAGGTATCGACACTATGATTCTACTAATAATTATAATAGCCCTTCTGATGATAAGTCGGTAAGTTTAACCTGGAGGCACTATTTAGGTTCAGCTTGCACAAAAGAATTTAGAGCAGTTCAAACAGAAAATGCACAATTAAAGCAACAACTAGAACTGATGAAAATGTGTGGAAAAGTCAATAAAAACCCCACAATTGCACGTAATCCTAACTTCCAATTGCTAGTATCAAAATGCTCTGGTATAATCATTCCTGAAAACAAAAAACCTAAAGGAAGTCTTTGGGATGATTTAAAAGATGGTTATAAAAAAGAAAATCCTGATATCAAACTTATGGGTGATAAATTTATAGGACCAAAAGATGAGCAATAAACCATTAAACATCGGAGAAGAGGCACGAGTGCAGATGCCTATGAAGACGGTTGCTAGTCTAATTTTTTTAGTAGCAATGGGCGTATTC